TGCTGCTTATGTTTATGCTACTGATGTTACTGATGATAGTAATGTAGGAACTGATTTGTTAGCTGCTACTGGAAATGATCCGGGGGTTAATCTTAGTGTTACTGCATTTAAACTATTAAATAGAAATTGCACAGTTAGGTTATCTGCTGGTGATGCTGATTCAGATACATATACCAATGCTTCATTTTTTAATGCTTTAGATATAATTGCCGATGATACACTTTATGATATTTCATTATTATACTGTGGTAAATTCTGTTGCTGCTATTAGAAAGGATTGTTTAGTATTCATTTCACCTCAAGATGTTTCTGACGGTACGGTTATTAATGGTAACACATCAATTCAAATTGATAAAATATTAGCTTTCAAAGATGCACTGACATCAAGCTCATATTCTGTTAGAGATAATGGCTACAAATACATGTATGACCGATATAACGACATATACCGTTGGGTTCCATTATGTGGTGATACTGCTGGTAAATGTGCCCATGTGGATAATGTTGCAGATGCTTGGGTTTCACCTGCTGGACATAATCGTGGTCAAATTAAAAATTGTTTGAAAGTAGCAGTTAACCCTAATAAAACTCAAAGAGATACATTATATAAATCTGGTATAAATTTCATCATTTCAATGAAGGGTGAGGGATTTTTATTGTATGGTGATAAAACTGGATTAACTAGACCAAGTGCATTTGATCGTATCAATGTTAGGCGATTATTTATTGTATTGGAAAAGTCTATAGCAAATGCAGCAAAATTTATGCTATTTGAAAATAATACTGTATTTACTAGACAACAATTTAAAGCAATGGTTGAACCATTCTTACGGGATGTTCAAGGTAGATCTGGAATCACTGACTTTAGAGTTATCGTAGATGAGACGGTAAATACCCCACAAGTAATTGCCTCTAACACATTTAAAGCTAGGATTTTAATTAAGCCAGTGTATAGCATTAATTACATTGAATTGGAATTCGGTGCTGTAGGTGCTACTGTAGAATTCAATGAAATTGCTGGTATATCTTAATTTGTCACTATAAATAATAAATATTAAATAGGAATAGCAATATGAGTATTGACCAGTTCAAAGCTGCTTTGGTTGGCGGTGGAGCCAGAAGCAATCAATTTAGAATATCATTAACATTTCCTGGGATTGTATCCGGTGGAACTGCTGCACCTGCAATTGGATTATCAGAATTCATGTGTACAGCCACAAAAATTCCTGGATCAAAATTAGAAAAAGTTACCGCTCATTACAGAGGTAGGCCATTGAGTTTACCTGCTGAGAGAACTTTTGATGATTGGCGAATCACTGTATTAAATGATACAAACTTCGCAATCCACTCGGCATTTAACGTTTGGTCGAATTTGATCAATAATGTTAAATCAAATACTGGGGTAACTAATCCAGCAACATTAACCAGTGATATGTATGTTACTCAGCTCGATAGAAATGGTGCTGAATTAAAGACTTACAAATTAATTGGCGCATGGCCAGTAGAAATTGAGGATCTTGATTTGGATTTTAAGAATAATGAAATCCAATCATTTGGAGTTAGTTTAAATTATCTATATTGGCAATCTGATGTAATTGGTGGAAATATTTAATGAATTTATTTGGGTTCTCTATAACTAGAAGCACACCTAAACCTACGGCTGTATCATTTACTGCGGATACTATATCCGATGGTGTAACACTAGAATCCAGAAATGGATTAGGTTTAGGTTATGCTGCTAATACTATATTAGATTTAGATACTTCATTTGCAAATGATGAAGCACTAATCATTAAGTATAGAGAACTGTCTTTATATTCAGAAATTGATTCTGCTATACAAGAAATAGTATCTGAAGCTATTTCAGATGACATTGATGGTAACATAATTTTATTAGATTTGTCAAATGTTCCAGAAGATATAATTCCAACATCTATACATTCTAGCATTCAAAAGTGTTTCGATAGAATGTCTGCAACAATGAAATTAAAAACTAATTGTTCAGAATTCTTTAGAAGATGGTATACGGAAGGCAGATTATATTTTCATATTATCATAGATCCAAATACTAATAAAGTTCTTGAATACAGATATATCGATCCAGTTAAGATACAAAAAGTAAATGAAGTAACCAAAGAATTACATCCAATTACTGGGGTAGAATTATTCACTGGGACTAAAGAATATTATGTTTATGCTGAACATGGATCTGCAACAGTTCAGGGTGTTAGAATTGCCGATGATACTATTCTAGCATCTACTTCTGGATTGATTGATGGAAATACAAAATCAATTTTGAGTTACTTGCATAAAGCAATAAGACCAGCAAATCAATTAAGAATGATTGAGGATGCAAATCTAATTTATTTCTTGTCAAGAGCGCCTGAAAGAAGAGTATTTGAAATAGAAGTTGGTGATCTACCAGCTACTAAAGTTGATGCTTATATAAAAAATATAATGGATCAACATAGAAATAAATCTTCATATGATTCTGTAACCGGAGAACAAAAAGAAACTAAACGATTCTTTAGTATGCTTGAGGATTTTTGGATGCCAATGCGGGATGGTAAAGGCACTAAAATAACTCCATTGGCGGGTGGCACACAATTAACACAGCAACTCGAATCAATTAATTATTTTAGACAAAAATTATATAAATCATTAAATATTCCAGTCTCTCGAATTGATACTGCAAATCAATTTAATGTTGGTAGAGCAACAGAGATAACTAGAGATGAAGTTAAATTTTCAAAATTCATTTCATCTTTACGAAGAAAATTTGGAACTATATTCTTAGATGCTCTCAGAGTCGAATGTATTTTGAGTGGTGTTTTATCTCCAGAAGATTGGGATCAGATTGAAGAGTATATTAACATAGATTTTGCTAAAGACAACCATTTTTCAGAATTGAAAGAATTAGAAGTTCTTGAAACTCGATTGGATATTCTCGGAAAAGCAAAAGAATTTCAAGGTGAATATTATTCTAAAGAGACATTATCTACAACCATTCTTGGTATGACTGAAGATGAATTCTTAGAAGAACAAGAAAAAATTAAGAAAGAAAAAGAAGAAAATCCAGAAGAAGATATGGAGAATCAAGAAAATGGATCAGATTTTAATGGTGGCTTTGGGGGTGGTTCTAGTAATTTTGATTTTACTCCCACAGATGACGAACAAGGATTAGATCAAGATAATCAAGAAGTTGAAGGTAACTCATTGGAAGATAATGATTTAAATGACATTGAAAATGAAGATGATATAAATAATAAGAATATAGAAAATCAGAATTTGGGATTACCAGATTTATCCAGAAATTAAGGAAAGATTCAAAATGAATACTCAAGAAGAACGCCTAGTAAGTTCTATTTTAGAACATAAGAAAATAGAAACCGAAGAATTATTTAATTATTTAATCTCTAAGAAAGCATTAGAAAAACTTGAAGATTTTAAAATTCAAGTAGGTTCTAATATGTTTAAAAAGGCTGAATAATTATGACAGCCATAGCAACTTCAGTAATTCAAAATAATAATTCTGGATCTGTTATTAAATTTGTCGGAACGGGTACTTCTACAGTAACTTTAGCCAGCTTAGTTAACACTACAACTAAATCATGCTCTACCACAAATGGATCAGCAATAGTTAACATAAAACCTGGAGCAGACAATGTTGGTGTAATTGTCGGTGGTGCTGTTAGTGGAACTGGTATTCCAGGAGGAACTACAGTCTTATCCATCAATAAGAATGCAATAACCCTTAGTGCTAATGCTACTGCTACAAATGCAACTGTTACTTTAACATTTGATACACAAAAAGTCAATAGTGGCGCAACAGTATCTATTGAAAAAATTTACTTTAGTACCTCTGCTGGAATTGCTGTGAAAAAAGGAACTACATTGATGATGAATCTTTGGGGTTCTGATCATTGGAATTTAAATGAATTATCAATTTTAGAGACTATCGATACTAATGTAGTTATCACTACAACTACAGATGATACGGTAATTTTAAAATTAAAGAAAATGGGTAATTGGGGTAACGATCATTATTCATACGGAAATATTTAAATGGCTAAGTTACTGGTCGAAACCAAGTTTAATGAAATAGAACCTTCTATAGAAACCAATAAGGAAACTAAAGAAAAGTCATATTTCATTGAAGGTATATTCTTACAGGCTAATACCCCAAATAGAAATAATAGAATTTATCCATTAGATATTTTGAGTCGAGAAGTTGATAGATATATCAAAGAATCCATTGAACCAAAATATCTATCCTCTTGTGGAGAACTTAATCATCCGGCCTCGGAGCCTTCTGTAAATCCAGATAGAATTTCACATAGAAATTTAACATTGAGATTAGAGGGTAAAAACTTTATAGGTAAAGCTAAAATTTTAGATACTACTTGTGGAAAGCAAGTAAAGATTCTTATGGATGAAGGATTGAAATTAGGAGTTTCATCCAGAGCAGTAGGTTCCCTTATGGAACAGGAAGATCACTTTTTGGTGCAAGATGATCTTAGATTATCAACAGTTGATATTGTCTCTGAACCAAGCGTATCAGAAGCTATTGTAGAGAATATCATGGAATCCAAAGAATGGGAATATATTGATGGACATTATGTGGAAATTACCAGAAATCGAATCAGAAGTGCTGTTGGAAAGAAAAATTTAGAAGAAGCTAAATTGAGTGCTTTAAAAGACTTTCTAAGTAACATCAAGATTCGTATATAGAAAAAATAATTAATATAAATAATAAGATATAAAGGAGTTATTCCACATGTCATTAGATAGTAAACTTAGAGCATTGATTGAAAAGGAAGTTAAATCTGCTTCTAAAAAAACTTTAAAAGAAAGTGTTGATTCTTTGAGTGATCACGAATTAGAAGAAGAAGCCTTTCGAATGGGCTTAGAAGAACTGATTGTTTCTGATGCTGAAGGCAATCTTACAGATGAATCTAAAGATGAAATCATTCAGGCATTAAAACAAGTCGATCAAGGTAAGGATGAATTAGAAGAAGAGTATTCAGATAAAAATCCAAAGATTGATTTATATAATAAAGAAACTGGTGATTATCTTGCATCCACAAATTGGTCACGAAATATAGAAGATGCTGTAACTGCATATGAAAAAGCATATCCAGATTTGGCCGGAAATGTTGTTGCAGAATTAGCCGATGGTGAATCAGAATATCAAGAAGATGATGAGTATCTTGAAGATGACGAACTTAATGAAATTAGCAAAGAAACTCTAAAATCATATGCTAAAAAAGCAAGTGGGGCAACAGATGACAAAAATAGCGTTATCAATAGGGCAGCGATGGCTGGAATTGAGGGAGATCGTGATGCGCTTAAACGAATTAAGCGCAGGGGGAAATTTATCGGGAAAGCTATAGATAGATTAACTGAAAATGAAGATAATCAGGATGAATTCTTTACAGATCCAAATTTAGAAAGTGTAAATCTTAATGATGAAGATTTAGTAACTGAAGCTAATTCAAATTATGATTCTGAGTTTATTGTATATGATATAGATCCAAATGAAAAAGGTGGACATATAGACAGATTTACAATTATACATAAATCGGATTTAAAAAACAAAGATAATCGTGGGTTTGTACCTATGTTGAGTTCTGGTGTAGATCCAAGGGGATACTCTGGACATGAAGAAGGTATGGTTGGTTCA